CGGATCCCTGGAGCCCGATCGCACGGCCAACCAGCCTTGTACTATAAACGCCTAAAAGCGTAAGTAGTGCGGGGCTGGCGCTTTCGCGACTGGCTTGGGATCCATCCGTATGGTCTAGGCGCTTTTCAGCTACCTATTGAGGCCTTGCATGTCTTCTGGCACATATGATGTAACCATCAACCAATACAATTTCGCTCGCAAAACTTGGAGCGGCGCAAACACCCCTCGAGGGCAACCTTTCAGGGAGAATGCGTATACGCTGCGTCATAATTTTTCGAGACGTAGCGGTGCTGAGTTTTGGTATGGTGGTGTGTCGCAGGGAACTAACTCGTACTCGGCCCGTTTTAATAACGGTGACTTTGCACAGTTATCTGCAGACTTGCTAAACACGGTTCGAACCACAAACCGAAATGCGCTCGTTCAGAAAATTAAGAACGGGCTCCATGTCGGTAATTTTCTCGTGGAGTCGGACAAAGCATTGGGCTCTGTTATTTCGAGCTCGCGTGCCGTACTTGGGTCCTTCGCCCTCCTTCCTCGGGGCGACGTTGTTGGCGCAGCGCGAACATTGCTGCGTGGGATGCAAGGAGTGACAGACAAGCATGGATTTACATCCCGTGCTGCACGTCTTCGTAATGAGCTTTCGGCCCAAAAGAGTCCGAACCGCTCCCGTAAAGGTAAGCCTCGGCTTGATGATGGTTATCAAAACTCATCAACCGACTCCCTTAACGTTGGGGACGTCGCTTCGACCTGGCTTGCCTGGCAGTACGCCTGGAAGCCCCTCATATCGGACGTTTTTGCCGGTATGCAGGATCTCGAGCGCCTTCGTGGCGAACAAAAACTCGAGTATAGGAAGAAGAATGCCTACAATATCACATTACCCAAAAGGACTTATGTGAATGCGTGGGGCGCTGTCTACGAGTGGCCGGAGATCAGAAAATCGATCGTCGTCCGCCGTAAATGGGTACTGGCAGAGAAGCCCAGTAAGCTGTGGCAGACCGGAATATTGGATCCTGCTGTGTATGCCTGGGAATTAATTCCTTTCTCGTTCGTTCTGGACTGGTTTATACCAGTTCAGGATTCACTTGAAGCCTGGAGCTCGGCTCCGTTCCTGCAGCTTAAAAGCTGGACACGATCAGAGTTACGATCCGTGACCATGACCATGAATAACTGGTCAACTGTAGAGGCGGCACCGGGTTACCCCGTAATCGAATGGCGTGGCGAGAACTACCACCGTGCCATAATCGAGTACGACAGGTACGTGGGGGACGACGTTTATACGGACCTGGCTGCAGAGCCAGAGCATCCGTTCGTGCCCTTGAACACGCTTGAGAAGGCTTTTTCAACCACCCACTTCGCTAACGCCGCCGCCTTGATAGCCGGTGCGTTGAGTGGAGCTCGTAAGGGCCCCTACGCTGCCCAGCGTATCCTTCCGAGAATCTAAAGGAGTACTACATGAGCACACAAACTACGATAACCGTCTTTGACGGTGCTGCAACCCCCGTCGTTCATCATTTCACTGCCCTTGGTTCGGCCGCCGATGCAAAACTCGGTCAGGTCGCCCGTTGGCGTGAACTTCTTGCGGCGGTTCCGCTTGGGGCTTCGCCCCGCATCACGTCCTTCGAAAAGACGTTGCGGAATGGTTATCAGCGTGTCGAAATCCGAGCAGAGATCCCTGTGATGGAATCAATCGCCGGTCAGAACGCAGCTGGCTACACTGCACCACCGAAAATTGCTTTCGTCGACCAAGTGTCGTTCGTTGGCTATTTCTCTCCCCGCTCAGCACCGGCGAACCGGCGTTTGGCAAAGCAGATCATCGCTAACATGCTGAACAACGTTTCAACAACGGTTGCGGCCGCTACAACTGGCCCCGCAGCTGAACTGATCGATTCGGGCATCACGGCGTCCTAACAGGCGTCGGGGTGAGGTGGTTCTTTAAGCTTTGCCTTGGCGGATTAATAATCACCGTCAGTGCAACCAGCCTTCTCCAAGGAGATAAAAATGGCCTGGGAAAAACCGTTCAAAACCGCGAGGACGTTAACCATCCTCGAAGATCTCAGCGCAAGGCTCGCACTACGCCATGCCACCGATTGCAACATACAGCACCTCCTCCAACTTATCAGGAAGAAGGACTACAAAGCCATCGTGGCCCTTGAGGTCGATTATAACGAGTACGGGGCCGATAATATCTTGGCCCTTTGCGCGTATCGACAGATGCTTGCGTTCTACCAAAAATCGGATTTTCTCGATCTAGGTGTGGACAAAGAGCTGACAGCCTTTCTCAAGTGGCGTAAAGCCGAAGAGGCATGTGCAGAAACGAACCGTATTTTCAGGTCTCTTGACTCCGGTGTAACTTTCCTGCCGGAGGTCGCGGTTCTTCTTTCGAAGACGCGACTAAAAATCGATGAGATCCTAGGGTACGTGCCGCCACTGCACATGTTGGACCTTAAGTACGGTCCAGGCGCCACCAGCTCGGTGGAAAAGAAGGATGCTTCTATCCAAAAGAAACTGGGTGAGCATCCAACGTGTAGTGAACAACTACTGCGCAGCCACTTGCTGCCGTCTCTTGTTCGTGAGCTCCCACACTGGATGGAACAACACCAGATTAGGGAGTACGTGGATGAGGACGGCTACGCGGTCGGAGTGCTCGACTTTCGAATCGAGCCGTCGCGGTTGATGTTTGTACCGAAGAGTGCCAAGACGTTGCGGTCGATAATACTTCAGCCGACGCTCGATTCCCTGTTCCAACTGGGGATCGGTCGTTATATAGCTGATCGACTGCGAATACGGGCACGTGTGGATATCCGCGATCAGACGAAGAATCAACGTCTGGCCAAACTGGGTTCCTTAAATGCGAACTTTCATGGCTCAGACATCGTCTGTATAAGCACCGTGGATCTGCAGTCGGCATCGGATAGCATTGCCAAGCTTCTCGTGAAGTACTTATTGCGAGAAGACTGGTACGCGCTTTTAAATGCGTGTAGGCCGTCCGACGTTACAACTACCTACGGACTAAGGTTTGAACTCGAAGCATTCAGCTCGATGGGGAATGGTTTTACTTTTCCTCTTGAGACGCTGATTTTCTATGCGATGGCGCACTCGGTAATGTCTTCCATGCGGTGTACTTCTGCCGAATGGGACGTTCTAAGTGTGTATGGGGACGATATTATTATTCCCACTCGCTGCTTCGAAACCTTGAAGATGCTGTTCCACGCCGTTGGATTCTCGATTAATCTTGAGAAGTCCTTTACAACCGGCGGGTTCCGCGAGTCCTGCGGTGCCGACTTTCACTTCGGTTTCGATGTCAGGCCAGTCTATGTAAAAGAAAGACTGAGCCCGGAGGCCCTGTTTGTACTCCACAACTTCTTCGTTCGTAACTATGACGGCGAGATGGCTCAGGCCGTTTTGTCGTTCATCCCGGAGAAGCTGCGTTTATTCGGACCCGATGGTTTGGGTGACGGACATCTCGTTTCACACGAGTATGCCGCCTACCGGACCAGAGAGATGCGTAGACGTGGGTGGGGAGGGTACTACTTCAAGAGCTACCGCCACATTCCCTGCGAACACCCATCCCTGTTTCCTGGGGACGTCGCCTCTCCGTACTATGTTCTGTACAGACGAGCCGGCGGTGTTAAGAGTCGACAAGCCTTTGACAGGCTGATCGATCGCAGGTGCAACTATCAGGTTTTACTAGAACATCAGTGCCTGAGAGAATGGTGGCGCGAGCTGGACCACATGTGGGGGTTGATTCCCACGGGTTTAGGTCCGGTCAGACAGGATGGGAGAGCGACTTATTCCCTACCTGGTTCTTCTGGCGTCGAAGTAGCATCGATCTACACATTTCATGCACCAGCCATTTGAACCGTGCCTTGTTGATTCCTGCGCCGTGAGGCGTTAGTTATTCAGGATAAGCATTGATCCGTCTTGGCTATTTAAGTGCATGACAGCCGACGACCTGTAAGGGCGTCGGATGGAGGTCGAAAGACA